TAAAAAAAACTAAAATAAATAAAAACTAAAATAAATAAAAACTAAAATAAATAAAAACTAAAATAAATAAAAACTAAAATAAATAAAAACTAAAATAAATAAAAACTAAAAAAATTATATAACGGGTAAAGAAGCTAAACATAATTTAATTTCACCAAGACTTGCAACATTATATTTTACAACTAACGGTAAGTCATTCTCTAAATGAACTTCAATTTGCTGACATAAGTTAGTACACTTAATAAAATAACCTAAGTTTTTTAAAGAAAATTCGCCCTGTATAACTTTTGAGGCATCTTGCTTCAAAATATAACCCATACTTCCGTCAGTTTCAGCCCGATGAATTTCAGCAGAAGCAAATTGACCCGAACATTTAAATATCAACTCATTACCTACAGACTTTATTTCTAATTTATCAGATATACATGATAAATCTCTGATGATTTTCTGAAAATCAGCTGATGGCAAATTAATGATAGACGAAAATTTTACGTCAGGATATTGTAACTCTTCCTGTTCTGGCTCAATTAATCTGAGTTTCTGTGTTTTACATTGTTTAATCTCTCCGTTTTCAAATTTTAATGCTAAATGTGATACTATTCCATCGACATAATCCGCATTTTCAATATATATTGTTAAAGTATCGTCGTTATCAATTGAATTTATTAACTTAAACAAATGGAACATATTTACACCTATTATAATTTTTTCTTTTTTGCATTCGTAAAATTCAAAATTTTGTGAAGGTAAATGTAAATATGCTAAAATAGTATGTGACTTATCCATATTAATAATTCGAATTCCATCAGCCTGAAATGTTATATTTGTTTCTAAAAGTATATCTTTTAATGCAGTCATTAGTGTTCTAAAAGGTGCAATTTGTATTGTTTTTATGGTTAAAACATTACCGTCTGTTTTTGTTGTTTCATGATTTTTATTTGAAAATGTAGACATTATAACTATTTTATTTTTAAATCTTTAAATACTTATGTATAAAAAATATTAAACGCATTTAAATATTACATTTTCACTTTAGGTGCTTTTCTTGTTCCTTTTTCTTTAGCTTTTTTTGCAAGACGTAAAGCTTTCGAACCCTTAACGCAACCCTTTTCTAAAATAGAATAATCTACTGCGGCTGCTTTTCCTGAAGTTATAGCGCTTGCTAATCTAGCTATTCCCCAAGATTGCGCTGTTTGATTTGGCCTAGAACCAGAAGAGTAGTATGCTCCTTCACCTTTTTGTATTATTTTCGCCAATGAACTTTTTGTGCATTTCGTAGATTTTGCTAACTCATTAGTGGCTCCTATTTTACTAACTTTATACATATTTTTTGCTTCATCGATAAAATGCGATTTTTTTGTTCTAAATGAAGGCAATTTCTTCCTAGTATAATACTTCCCTTTTTTATAAAAACGTCTCGATTTCATTAACATTTTGGCCTGCATACGTCTATCTCTGTTGGTTATGCTCTTCGGCACATATTTTTTTGGAAATAAAACACCTTTCATATACTATAATTACACTTTATAATTTTTAATTTAAAAACATTTATATATACATATAGAATGTTAACAGACACAGACACACCGATAAACATGTGTGTAGAAATACAGACAAAATGCGAAAATGTAATTACAACTATCATAAAAAAATATGAAAATGACGAATATATGCTAAGACGCATTGAAAAACATATAACAAAATACCTACCCAATATACTTGAAATGGAATTTAATAATTACGAGAAAAGAGTAAATAGAAATACTTTTCTTTTAAATGAACAGCAAATTTTTATACAAATATTTCTTAACAAAAATAGATATTTCTTTTTAAATACGAATGAATTGTTTTACGAGTATGATGGCACAAGTTATTTTATTATAAAAGAAGATCAAATTATTCATAAACTTCTCTCTAGTATAACAAAGGAAAAAGTGCTTATGCAATGGAAGTATAAGACAAAGGCGAATGTTATTAAACAAATAAAAGAGAGAAGTTTATTTGATTCTATTCCAGAGACAAACACAATTCAACATGTATTAAACGTTTTATATCCTTCTTTATTTTCGTGTAAAAATTCAGTAAAATATTTTTTGACAATCATAGGAGATAATATATTAAAAAAAAATACAAATTTAATATTTCTAATAAATCAACAAATGAGAAAATTACTTAACGAACTAGATTATATTTCTCAAAATGCTATTGGTATTAATGGCATTACGTTTAACTTTATGACAAAATATCATGAAAACCATTCTTATGATAACTGTCGCCTCATTAAAATAAATGAGGGGTTTACCTCAAACTTATGGAGAGAAATTTTGAAAAAAATTGGTCTAGATTTATTATGTGTAGCAATACATTACTCTAAAAGATATGAAAATTCAGACAAATTTATCGAAATTAAATCTGATGATGAACTTAAAACATATGCTTATTATTTGAAGGGAAACCAACAACAAGAGATAGTTAACGATTTTTGTAGTAAATATATAGTTAATTCTGCAAATACATGTAAAATGGAATGGAAAAATTTACATTTCGTTTGGAAACAATTTCTTTCTGATAATAACTTACCGAATATAATTTATTCAAATACATTTAAGAATTTAATTAAGGACAAATATGTTTATGATGAAAATACAGATACTTTTAATGATATAACAAGTAAATATTTGCCATTTTATCGTGATTTTATTAAATTTTGGGAAAATAATATAACTATTCATAATACTGCACTTTTTTATAATGAACTAGAAATTGATGAATTATCTTCTCTCTTTAAACTATGGGTAAAACAAACAACAGAACAACTTATGACAAATGGAAATATAGCTGAAGGCAATATATTGAAAATATTAAAACATTTTTACCCATTCATCAAAATAATAGATGACAAATATATTTTTAATATTAGTTGTATTTTATGGGATAAGCCGTGTGATGTTAGTAACTCATTTGATTTTATTAAAGAACAATCTGTTAAAGATAAAAAACTCGACAAAAATAGTAACTTATCTTTACTTTCTTTTGATGATGCATATAATTATTATTATAAGTATTGTAATCTACATTCGTCAAAAATTATTGTTAGCAAAAGGTATTTTGAAAAATATTTATCTCACAAAATAAACGAGTATATTGTTTATGATAGTTTTATCAAAATTGATTGGGTTCTATAGAAATAAATAATATATACAAAATTTTTATTATATATTATTTTTTTTGGATTTAATTTGCGTTTCCTGCTACAAATTGTAAGTTATCGCCACTCGTTTTTCCAATGCCTTATATAGGTGAGGGATTTAAAGCTGACATCGCACCACCTTTCATTCTGCGTCCTCCTTTTAGTGGGGTACTGTTGTGGGTTGTGTAATTGGTTGTTGCATAGTTGCTTGTTGCATAGTTGCTTGTTGTGTAGTTGCTTGTTGCGTAGTTGGTATTGTTTTTACAGGATTATTTGTCGAACCTCCTTTTTGTTTTTTTCTCATGGTTTTTCCCTTTTTAACAAAACCAAAATGCCCCTTTTTGGTTAAGTAACCAGCTTTAACAAGACGTTTCTCTCTCTTTGCACTATTATGTTTCGATTTAGAAACAATACGACCAGTTTTATTCTTCATTAAATCACCATGAGTTAATCCTCCAGTTGTTTTGAATGCTGTGCCGTGCCAGACTTGTGCGCGTGTTCCTATTAACATTTCATATGTTTTGCCTGATACAGAATATTTACCTGTTGATGTTCTAGAAAATTTTGTCATTATAGAATTAAGTGAGAAAATATTATTTTTTTTTCAAAAAAATAATTTAATACGCATAATAATTCAGCTTCAAATAAGTATATTAAAATCTATTGGTTGGTGGCCTTCCACTTCCGCCAGGCATGCCTTCATATCTACCTAAATAATTTAAATTTAATGGTTGTCCTAAATAAAAATTACCAACTTGATATTTGCCTCCTTTTGAATATTTTACTATTTGAGAAACTCTATAATTATATGATGTTCTCGCTGAATTTGTATCTGTAGCATAAATATCTTTATTAAATATTTCAGGAATACAAGAGCATTCAGGTGGCGAATAATTTTGATTTAATGAATTCGCATTTAACTCATTATATAATGCATTATAATTTATTATTCTTTTTGCATTCGATTTATTTCCTGGAGTAAAATAGAATTTCATATAAATTATAATAATATAAATCTTTATATTTTTGTTTTTGTATTCTTTTTGTATTCTTTTTATTTTTCCATATTTATTTGTTAAAAATAAAAATTGAAACAATTTAAATAATACACTGGAATGTATTATAGTTACACTAAAAATATGAACGCCAACGACGAACTTCTTACAAATAAATATCAGCAAAAAACTGATAAACAACATATATTAGATAATCCAGATACCTATATTGGTTCTGTTGAAGAAGTTGACTCTAATTTATGGATTATCAATACCGAAAATAATAAAATTATTGAAAAAAATATTAAATACATTCCTGGATTATTTAAATTGTTTGATGAAGGAATTGTCAACTGTCGGGACCATGTAGTCCGTATGTTACAAGCCATATCTGCCAGTCAAGAAAATTGTTTGCCTGTTACTAAAATTGAAATTACAATTGAAGACGACGGAACAATTATTATGTTAAACGACGGAAACGGTATTGATGTTGCTGAGCATCCAGAGCATAAGATTTGGATACCTGAAATGATTTTCGGACACCTACGAACTTCAACAAATTACGATAAAACCGAGAAAAAAATCGTAGGAGGTAAAAACGGTTTCGGTTTCAAACTTGTTCTTACGTGGTCTTCGTATGGTTCGGTTGAAACAGTTGACCATATTCGTGGCCTTAAATATTATCAGGAATTTAAAAATAATCTTGACGAAATATGTAAACCCAAAATTACTAAATGTAAAACTAGCCCATATACAAAAATTACATTTAAACCTGATTATAAACGCCTCGGTATTAACGGACTGACAACTGACGTTGTTGCTCTCTTAAAAAAGAGAATTTATGACGTAGCAGCGGTTACAGATAAAAATATTAAGGTAAAGTACAACGGACAGTTAGTTCCAGTAAAAAATTTTCAGCAGTATATTGATATGTATATAGGAGATAAATCTTCATCCCCTCGCGTTTACGAAGAAGCAAACGAACGCTGGGAATATGCAGTAGCATTAACACCGACAAACGAGTTCGTTCAGATTTCTTTTGTCAACGGAATTTATACAGCTAAAGGTGGCAAACACGTCGAATATATATTAAATCAAATTACTAGAAAACTAGTTGAATTTATCGAAAAAAAGAAAAAGGTCAAAGTAAATCCAAACAGTATTAAAGAACAGCTTATTCTGTTTTTAAGGTGCGATATTGAAAATCCTGCATTTGATAGTCAAACGAAAGACTATATGAATACACCTTCCATAAAATTCGGATCTAAATGTGACGTTAGTGATAAATTTATTGAAAAAATCGCCAAAATGGGCGTAATGGATGCCGCATGTGCCTTAACAGAAGTAAAAGAAAACAAAGCCGCAAAAAAAACAGACGGTGTCAAAAGCAAATCTGTTCGAGGTATTCCTAAATTGACTGATGCAAATTGGGCAGGAACAGAAAAATCGTGTGAATGTGTCATAATATTCTGTGAGGGCGACTCAGCAAAAGCAGGAATTATATCTGGTCTATCTTCTGAAGATCGTAATACTATTGGTGTATATCCTATGAAAGGTAAAATCCTTAATGTACGTGGCGAAACTATAAAAAAAATATCGGAAAACAAAGAGATAACAGAAATAAAAAAAATTATGGGACTAGAAACCGGCAAAAGTTATGATACGATTGAAGACGTATACAAAAGTCTACGTTATGGTAAAGTTATCTTTATGACAGACCAGGATTTAGATGGAAGTCATATTAAAGGCTTAGGAATAAATCTATTTCAAACTGAATGGCCTTCCCTTGCAAATATTCCTGGATTTATCGGATTTATGAATACACCTATTCTAAAAGCAAAAAAAGGAAATTCTGAATTGAACTTTTATAATGACGGCGAATATAATAAATGGAAGGAAGAAAACGATGTTAAGGGCTGGAAAATTAAATATTATAAAGGTTTAGGAACTAGCACTGGTAAAGAATTTCGCGAGTATTTCGAGAAAAAAAAAATTGTTGGATTTGAACGCTCCGAAAAAAGCAGTGACACAATTGATATGGTTTTTAATAAAAAAAGAGCTGACGACAGAAAAGAATGGTTAAAATATTATGATAGAAATTCTTATCTAGATACATCAAAGCATAGTGTTTTATATGAAGATTTTATCGATAAAGAATTAATTCATTTCTCAAAATATGATTGCGACCGTAGTATTCCTAACTTAATGGATGGACTAAAAATTTCTTTGCGAAAAATTCTGTTTTCTGCTTTTAAAAAGAATTTGACTACCGAAATAAAGGTCGCACAGTTTTCAGGATACGTTTCGGAGCATTCTGGGTATCATCATGGTGAAGCAAGTCTAAATGCAGCGATTGTTGGAATGGCGCAGAATTTTGTCGGATCAAATAACGTTAACTTATTTATGCCTAATGGTCAATTCGGCACCAGATTACAAGGCGGTAAAGACAGTGCATCTGAAAGATATATATTCACACAGTTAAATAAAATAACCCGCTGTATTTTCCCAGAAGTCGACGACAATATTTTGTCCTATTTAAATGATGATGGTCTATCTGTTGAGCCTGTTTTCTATGCTCCGATAATTCCTATGGTACTCGTGAATGGCTCAAAAGGAATAGGCACAGGATTTAGTACGGATATCATGTGCTATAACCCGCTACAAATTATCGAATATTTAAAAAATAAACTATTATCTATAGAAGAAGATGAATACGAATTTATACCTTACTATGATGGTTTTAAAGGACACATATCGAAGATTACTGACGGAAAATTCTTAATTAAAGGTATCTATGAAAAAATAGCTACAGATAAAATTAAAGTTACTGAGTTACCTGTTGGATACTGGACGGAAGATTTTAAAGAACTTCTTGAGACATTATTAGAACCTAGTGTCGATAAAGATGGCAAAAAAACACCGTCAATAATCAAGGACTATGATGACTTAAGCAAAGACACAAATGTAGATTTCACAATTGTATTTTCTAAAGGAAAATTAGAAGAACTTGAAGGCTGTAAGGGAGATTATAACTGTAATGGACTAGAAAAGTTATTAAAATTATACACTACAAATACTACTACAAACATGCATTTATTTGACGCAAATGAAAAACTACAAAAATATAGCAAAATAACAGAAATAATTGATGCTTATTATGAAACAAGACTTAAACTATATAATGACAGAAAGGTTTTTATGATAAATAATATTGAAAAAGAATTAGTCTTATTATCTAATAAAGCCAAGTATATTAAAGAAATTCTAGAAGGCACAATTGATTTACGTAAAAAAAAGAGAGAAGAAATAAATGTTATGCTAAAAAATAAAGGTTACAACGTTATTAATTACGACGAAGATTATAAATATCTTGTAAAAATGCCTATGGATGCAGTAACCGAAGAAAGTATAGAAAAATTATTAAAAGAAAAAGGAGATAAAGAGGCAGAGTTAGAAACTATTAAGGTTACTACAATAAATAAAATGTGGTTCAATGAACTCAGCAAACTTGAAGGTTTATATATTGAATACAAAGAAGAGAGAAAAAAACTAATGGATCCTGATAGTGCTGTAACAGCAAAAAATAAAAAAAAAGTGGTGACTAAGAAAGCTGATAAATAAAATAAATAAAATAAAAATAATGAGTTTAACTAGGTCTATATTATATAAAAAATTAAATATTTTTTTATATAATTTTTGTTTAGTGTGCCCTTAGTCTTTTATATTATTTTTTAATACGTCGGAAACCTTTTCTTCATCGTATTTCTCTCCGCATTCTATAAAATCAAATATATTTTTTAAATTTTCCTTGTCGAACATCCTTTCGAAACTCGTTAAAAAACACCACTCTTTATTTTTATTATAAAACTCTACCAAGTCACTATTCACTTTTGTTAAAAACCTTTTGGAATTTTTATTGTTTTTATGCCACCCACTCATACTTTGGGCTACTAAATTCTCTCTAATTTGAATAATAACTTTTGTTTTAGGGAACAAATATTTGAATAATTTTATGAGATTTATGTTTCCATTATCATATCTTATTTCTTTAAATCCCCATACATTTGTATTTGCATTTTTTTTAAACATGGCAACTATCGTTTTACGTACATGCTCTTCCATTTCTACCATATTATATGAATTATACCACGCGGGTTTTATATTTTGTTCTATTATATCTTCATATGTAGCAGGATTATAATGTCCTGGTATATTATTTTTTGACGACATATGAAGCTTCATATAAAATTCTAATAAACTATTTATAGCTCCATGGTTTTCTCCGCAAATATTACTGTTAGGTATTGTATTAATTATTCTTTGTAAACTCGTTGACCCTGAACGACCAGTAGCACATATTAAAACAATTTTATCTTCAATATTCATTATAAATAATGTTTTCTAACTTTTATATATTTATATTTTTTTATATAAATAATAAATACAATTATAATTTAGAACCATTTTTTAAATTCTATCACTCTATCTGAATTACTGGTCATTACTGGGTGAGAAATAGGAACGGCTAATGTGCTGACGTCATCAATGTATTTGATGTATCCCTGTGCTTCACTATAAACCTGTTGAATACAATAATTTAGAACTATTTTATTTAATTCTTCTATTTGTTGAGGAATATTTGTGGTCTGGTTTGCTGAATGTTGAAGATATACACTTCGCATAATTATTTTTATTGTATCACAATCTTGTGGACCTATTAAATATTGGCCATTCGACTTTTTATATATTCCGGCTCTTATCCCATTTTGAATTATCTGTATGTTTTGTAGAGAGAAAAATGCTAATGAAAGATTAGTATCCGTCCATATTCCATCAGTCGCATTTCTAAATGTAGCACATTGATTAGCTGGTATTTTATCATATATTTGAAATAATGTAGATGTATCTGGTGTTTTTATATCTACACGTCCATTATTTAATTTACTCATTTATATTAGTCAAATATAAAAATATTTATTTTATATATTTATTTTATATATATGCCAACTTTTCAAAAAACAGTTTTAGTTATAGCTACTATTATTTTGGTTATAACATTAATATTTGTTGGTGTAGCTTTAAGTTATTCAAAAGATACGTCGTGGCCACCTATGACCCCTGCTTGTCCTGATTATTGGCTTTTGGACGGTTCCGGAAATGATGCAAACTGTATAAATGTTAAAAATTTAGGAACATGTCCTAGTCAAACTACAATGAATTTTAACGGTTCTGCCTATACTGGGTCTGATGGACTATGTGCTAAATATACATGGGCTAACAACTGTGGGCTTTCTTGGGATGGTGTTACTTATGGTATAAATAACCCATGTCAAACTAGCGCATAAAATATAGCAATTATGTTTGGTGTTTATTTTTATGTTGTTGTAGTATAAAAATAAACTATTTATATTTATAATGGGTACATTATTAACACTTATGAGTTCTTTACCGGAAGACATAATTAACTATATTAAAGACTTTGTACCAAAATCTTACTTTGTTTTTACAAATAAAACAGACTATATCATATATCATAATGTTATTAGAGATACTTTAAAAAATTATGATAGTTATGTAAAATTTATGATTAAAAGAGATTATTATTTTGTTTTCAATATGGTAATAAGAGAGAATTACCAAAAATGGTTAAAATTTACTAATGTATTTTATAAAAATATAATGTATAAAAATTATCTATATTTTATTATAAGTTTTTGTATAGAAAATGAATCGTTGCGATGTTACAAAAATCTTTGTGAATTTATAGAAGAAGAAGGATTATGTAAAAATCTACATAAAAAGAATATACATAAATATATAAAATGGAAAACTTAAATATAAATAAAATTTTAAACAGAGAAGAAAAAGCTAATAGCATTAAAGATATACTTATTTCTTTTGAAAAAAATAAAAATAATTTTTTATTTAAAAAAGGTATTTATGTATATGGCGACCCTGGTACTGGTAAAACAAATTTTGTAATAGATATTTTAAAAAATATGGATTACGATATTATAAAATATGATGCTGGAGATATTAGAAATACGTCGGTAATCGAAGATATAACTAAACATAACATGTCAGACAAAAATATTATGAGCCTTTTTAATAAAAAGATTAAAAAAATAGCCATTATTATGGACGAAATTGATGGCATGAATAATGGTGATAAAGGCGGTATAAATACACTTATTAAACTTATACGACCCAAAAAAACAAAAAAACAAAAACTAGAAGAAATCACAGTTAATCCAATTATTTGCATAGGAAATTATCGTGTCGATAAAAAAATTAAAGAGTTAATGAAAGTCTGTAACACAGTTGAATTAAATACGCCAACTCCGCAACAAATATCGCAAATTATTCAAACCATTATGCCTAATATGTGTAATATAGAAAATATTATTCATTACGTTCAAGGAGATTTAAGGAAAGTCAATAGTATATTTAAGCTTTATAAAAATAATCCTGAATTGTTACATGACGAAGTCATCCTAAATTTATTTCAAACAAAAACGTATAATGATGACACAAAAAATATTACAAATAAACTTATTCATAATTATTATAGTATTAACGAACATAATAATATTATGAATGAAACCGATAGAACTAGCGTAGGACTATTATGGCATGAAAATATTATAGACGTAATTGATAAAATAGATAAGACTAGTTCAATTCCATTTTACGTATCACAATTAGATAATATATGTTTTGCTGACTATATTGATAGAATAACATTTCAAAAACAAATATGGCAATTTAATCAAATGAGTTCATTAATAAAAACACTAAAAAATAATAAAATGTATCACACCAAATTTAAAAAAAATTTAAAACCTGGAGATACTGAAATTCGATTTACGAAAGTATTAACAAAATACTCTACAGAATACAATAACTACCTATTCATACAAAAATTTTGCCAAAAATTAGGAATGGATAAAAAAGATTTGTTCGGGTTTTTTATTGATTTAAAAAATAAATATGATGATAATTATATTCTTACTTTATTTGAAAATTATGATATATGTAAATTAGACATTAACAGAATTTATAGATATCTAGAAAAATATACAAAAGAAAATGCTACTGGAACTCTAGATAAAGAAATAGATTTTGAAGATGAAGAAGAAGAAATTAGCGATTGCAATGAATAATTTTTTTAAATATATTGTGCTTTAGGCCACCAGCAGTAATATTTGGTGGTTTTATGGAGTTGTCTTCTATGAGGTGTAGTTTTTCAAAAATAGATATTTTGTCGTCAACCAACTTATCTAGCAACCATTTTTTTTTATAATTTATTTTTATTTTATCAATTTCACTATTATATATTGCGTATTTATTTGTAATATTTTCCGTTAAAAATCTTTCATCATATCCGCCATATAAATTTATTTTTATTTTACTTTCACTTTTACTTTTACTTTTACAAAAGAAATAGTTTGAAATATAAAAAATAAAAATATTTAGTAAAAACATCATATTTTTATTTTTATATTATTGTGTTTATATTGTTTCGATAACTTATTTTTTTTGTATTTATTTTTATATTTATATATTTTATAAATGCCTACTCAACAGGGAGAAACAAACTTTACTGGGAACGTAACTATAAATGAAGGATCTAGTTTATATGTCAACAATGTGCGAAGCAATGGATCATTACTAATCGGTAATCCTATAGACGCTTCAATAAATAACTTGATGACAGGATTAACAATTGGCTCGGAAAATCCTATAGAAGACAAAAGTTTATCTGCAATAAATATCCATGCAAAAAAAAGTGGAACAGTCAATATTGGCAGTACGTCTGGCGGTGGACAAAATGTTAATATTGTTGCTGGTGGTAGAACCATACGAATAGGAGGAGGTATTCCTGGGTATTATGGTGCCACAAATGGAGCCATAAATATTGGTTCTAATTCTAATGGCTATAAAAATACTGTTAATTTAGTCACTGGAAGTTCAAATAATACATTAAATATCGGTTCATCTGCTTCAACAATTAATTTACTTGGAGATATTACTGCTAATTCAACTCTAATTTCACCTACAGTTCTTTCATATTTAGATGGATTGACAGGAAACGTACAACAACAAATCAATAGTCAATTGTCTGAATTTGAATTCCAACGTGATATGACAAATTATTATACTAAGGTTGATTCTAGTAATATATTTTTAGGTAAAGTTGACGCTAGCGCCAATTATTTGAAAATTGTTGATGCAAGTAACACATACTTAAATAAATCTTATGGAATTGCACAGTTAAATGATAAAGCAACATTATCAAAAGATAATATTTTTGCTGGAAATGTAAATTTTACATATTTGCCAACGTGTAGTGTTGATGTGTCATTATATGATGTAAGTTCTGTATTCGTTAACAAAAGATACTGTGATGATAATTTTGTTACTATATTGGAATCAACTGCTTTTGCAAATAGTTCTGATGTTAGTGATAATTATTTAAAAATTGTTGATGCTAGCGCCAATTATTTAAAAATTTCTAACGCTGCCTCCACTTATGTTACTAAAACAACCGCAGCTGCTTTTGCAAATAGTTCTGATGTTAGTGATAATTATTTAAAAATTGTTGATGCTAGCGCCAATTATTTAAAATTAGTTGATGCATCTAATATTTATTTAAAAGTAACTGATTCTAGTTCTAATTATTTAAAAATTATTGATGCTTCAGCTACTTATTTGAAACAAACTGATGCTTCAGCTACTTATTTGAAACAAACTGATGCAAGTGCTACTTATTTGAAACAAACTGATGCTTCAGCTACTTATTTGAAACAAACTGATGCTTCAGCTACTTATTTGAAACAAACAGATGCAGTTGCAGATTACTTAAATAAAGTTGACGCAAGTGCTACCTATTTGAAACAAACAGATGCAGTTGCAGATTACTTGAATAAAGTTGACGCTTCAGCTACTTATTTAAAACTAGTTGATGCAAGCAACACTTATTTAAGAACATCAGGCGGAAATGTTTCTGATTTAATAATAACAAATAAAATGCACATCGCAAGTGTTAGTTATATTAGTTCAAGCTCCTCTTTGAGCTTCCCACTAGAAGAATTTTATTGCGTTAATGGATCTTCTGCAGCTTATACTATTACATTGCCATCTTTATTGTCTAGTAGTTTAGGTGCTAAATTTATCTTCAAATATGTGGCAGGAAGTAATGACGTTACATTACAAGGTTCAACTAACATACTCAATAATTCTGGCTCAACCGTTTCGAATATTAAGCTAAACAGTAATGATCGCACAATAACATTAGTTGTTATGGATACAAACGGTGCAGGAAGTTATAATTACGTACAAATTTAAATTTTTTCTTGCATAACAAAAGTATTTCATAATTCATATAAAAAATATAATATTCAATAAATTATTATATTTTTACTGTAACTTGGAAATGCGTTCATTTTTTCGTTTGGTCCATTCAAAAACAAAGTCATCAGAAAAACGTTCTCCACTTGTTTTAAAATGGTCTGCATGATGTTTAGGAGATAGATAAAAAAGTGTACTTGAACCGTTTTTACTTTTACACTCACCTGTAGCAAGTATAACCTTAAAATATAAATCTTCATCAGCCGTTCCTACAACATGACTGTAGTATTCACCAGTTTCAGCGTCCCGAATATTAGAACCACAACATCCTGTCGTATATATTTCGATACCGGTTTTTCTCATTTTACCATTTTTATATATATTTCTCCATATTTTGTTATAGCCTCTGTCCATACTTTTAATATCAATGTTCACTTTATTAGCTTCAGTTGTTTCATAAAATCCTTCTTCGCCCTCAATAGGAATAAATTGGTCTACGTAATTCATATATAGTTTGATTTATTAATTTGTTTCTAAGTTTATTTTATAATATTTATTTTATCAATCAAAGATTAGTATTAAACATTATTTTCACTATTTTTTTTTTGTATTTTTTCGGTAATTATACTTTTAATTTTATCCTCTAAATATTTTAATTTTTCTTTTAATTGACTATTTTCTTGTGACAATTGTTGTATTACTTGTGTCATATCATTAATTTTATGTTGTAAGTTCTGTGGATTCTGTAAGTTTTGTAGTTTCATCATTGTATCTTTATATTGTGCATCTTTTTCCATTTCTGCTCTAATCATTTTCTCTCTATTAAGTTTAATTTCTGCTAGTTGTTTTGCGACATCTGGTTTATTTTCAACTTTACCAGGTTCATATGCGTCTAATATTAAGTCAATTTCATCCATAAAAAAATGTAATATTTCCGTTTCTTTTACAATATCTGCAGGAGTGACATCTACTTCGGTTATAAAAGGACTTGGAAGAGTTTGTAATAGCTCTTTTTTATCAAATGAGTTATGTGAATGAGAAAATACTAATATCGATTTTTTGGGATCTAATTGGACAAAAGGAATTGTATAATCTTTTAAAAAATGTTTTTCTTCTGCGACAGAAGATTTTTCATTAAAACTTGTTTTGTTTAATAATTCTTTTCTAAAAGCGAAAGTTGCTGCTGTAGCGTGTGTTGGCGAATAAGGTCCAAATCGATACATTTTATTAATATGCTTAAAATATATAAACATTGCACTTGAACCAGCACATAACGCTTTTGGGTTTTTATTTAGTGTCTCAACTGCGTGACTAATACGATCTGGTGGATAATAATCGTCATCATCCATATATATAATGATATCACCCTTAGCATTTTGGTTACCTATATTTCTTTTTTTTCCGAGCGTCATTTTTTCTTCATACCCTAAATATTTTACTTGAGGTATATGAGTAACAAGATCTCCTATTTTATCAGTTCCATCGTCAATAATAATCCATTCTATTTTGTCTTTTGGATAATTTTGAATTTCAAAACACTTGATCATGCTCGGAATAAAAGGCCTTCTGTTAAAAGTTGGTGTACAAATAGTTACCAAAGGATATTTGATTTTATCTTTTTTATTCTTTCCCATTTTAATTATATTATATATTTTTTTTATATTATAATTTGATGTAATTATTTTTTTGGTTTTTCTTCTGGATTTTAAGGTTTGTTTTTTGGTATTTCTATTTTTGGCACCTTTGGTATTTCTATTTTTGGCACCTTTGGTATTTCTATTTTTGGCACCTTTGGTATTTCAGGCACCTTAGGCATTTTAAATTTATCTTGAAATGCTTTAGTTCCTAGTTTTTCAAGGTGTTTTAGTTTTTTTGCAGTTGAGAATAACTCTAATGGTGACAATACATTTGACAAATTAGAACTAGTATTATTACATATTTTTTTAGCTTGTTCGTATCCGGTAATTTCTGTTACATTTTCTAAGGTTGCTGACTTTAAATATATTTTACCAAAAAACACAATAAAAACAACGAAAGCAGCGATACACGAGGATCCAACAATATTTCCAAAATATGTAAAAACATTTCTAATTATACCAATACTTAAAAAAAACAAGATTAGTGCTTTGTAATAATATAATACCTTTCCTATTATTTCTGGAGATTTTACACTAACATTATTAAGTACGCCTTTATAACTCAAACCAGAAAACAAACACCATAATACTACAAAAGCCGAAATAAAAACAAACGACGAAAAAAATAATGGAAACCCTACAAAGATGAGAATAATAAATAAACACATTATACCGTATCCTGTTATGGGATTGCCTTCTTCCCATTTATGTGGTTTATCAGTACCTTCATATTTATTTTCAAGAAAAAACCACGTCATTTTATTAAACCATAAGTACACTAAATAAAAATTATTAAAAAATGATAATAACGATAACGCGACTATAAATATAGCTGGACCAAAAAGTAATATTAACACTTCGTGTAACGTTCCGTTTAACATATTTCCAATCGAATTTATTATCCCATAATTAGTAGCAATTATATCTTCAAATATAGAAATAAAATAATTAGTAAATTTCCCTGTTTTTGGGTCATCCTTTTTTTTTCTAAAAAAATCTAAAATAAAATTTGATGAGTTATATTCATCATACGGAAATTTTATTTTCATCGATTTTTGCGGTTTCGTTGGAGTAACAAATATATTTATATCTATTTCACCAATCTCAGGTTTTACTGACGTATAAGGGTAACAATTTATATCAGTTGGTAATATATTTGACTGCGACAATTTACATATGTATAACACAAGTGAACCTAGTACAAAATTCAATATTACGTAGCCAATAATTTGTACTAATGTTGGGTAAAAAAATTTTTGAATTTTTGTACTCATATCGTCATTATTACTATTGCTTTGCTGTTCTTTTTTTTCATCTATAGCTGAAGTATCATTATTAGCTGACATTATCTATATTAAAATGATATTTTATTTACGGCTTTTATCTAAATAAAATATTAATATATTATATGTTATTGCCAATAAAAAAATACACAAAATTGTTATTATTATTATGTATATTTATACTTGTAATAGCAGTTTTTAAAATAATTCACTATTTGGCAGTGAATAAATATGTCGTCGAATGTTTTGCCACAAGTCATACAGTAGATTTACCATTAACAAATACATATAGTTGTCAAAATTTTTGCGGTCCTACTGCTCGATGTTCAGTAACAGGTCAACAATGTTTTGCAGATATAGATTGTCCTGGTTGCCAGCCTACTGTGCCTGGGTTACCAAAAAAAAATTCAGTAAATATTCAGGGTAACGACGATGCTGGTAAATTAACATTTGGAATGACGCCTCAATATTCCCCGTTAACTTCTGGTTTCGGAACGAAAGAGCTCCAAATAAATAAAAATATGTTTGCAAAACCATTACAACCTAATTTCGGAGTAAATACATGGTATTCTAGTTACGAAATAGGTCAGCAACTATTTAACAAAAGGTATAAACCAAACAACATGACATACATGCCAAACTATAATTCACGTTACAATATGTTAGGTGATACTATGACTGACGAACCTTATGCATCAAATGCATATTTACCTTAGTCGTCGCATTTTTTATCAATAATTACTTCTTTTGCGATATTTTTTATGATTTTATTTTCATTGTCTATGTCTTCATTGCCAGAACCACCCATTGCTTCAACAATAAGCTTGTTATATTGATCTGAAAAGGGCGAATCGCTCTTACCACAGTCTGGATGTTTTTCTTTAAATTGTGGTAACAATCGAGAATTTTTATGCGCAATTCGTTTGATTGCTTTTCTCAGTTTATTTTTTTCTTCATTTTCTTTTTCCCATTTATTTTCATCTTTAATATACATTACTTCTCTTTTTGAGTCGCTACAATGCACAGGACGTTTATGTATATCGAGTGCCTTAAGGTTTTTTACGATTATATTAGATATACCCTCGACAAACCCTAATTTACCGACGCTTTCCAGATCAGATAATTGTAATTTAAGAGAATCGACAAAGTCAGATATATTCATTGCATCTTTACAACGCTCATTTAAAAACACATTTAAGTTAAACGTTTTTGTATGTAAAATATTATTACTATTTGTAATGGTCGTATTATTGGTTCCGTTTTTACATAATTCTATTACCTGTTTTTGCAATTCTTGGTTCTGCTTTTGGGTTTCATTATTTTGGCTAATAAGTTCTTTATTTTGTTTTACAACTTCTAAAACCAAATTCGAGAGAATTTTTACATCATTCGTAATACCATTATTTTCTGAATTCTGAAAAGCACAATTTTTTTTATGTTTTGATAATCCCTGACTATATTTGTACTCCTTTCCACATTCACAGTTATATTTTTCATTTTGCTCTTTTGCTCTTTTTTTTGTATCCATTTTGGATACATTATGTATCCATTTATGTTTATCGGTTAACTGATGCCTTTCAAAATTATATTTTTTACAGCATTTAAAGTCACATAAATTACATATAAATTTCGATTGCTCTTTTTGCTCTTTTTTTGTATCCATAATGTATCCATAGATAAAAATGTCTAAATCCATTTTCAAAAAAATTAAAAAATTATCGTAACAATTTTTAAATTATATTTTTTCTCACCTGACGCTAATTTTTAATTATGGTCACAATTTCAGTTTTTTCATAAACTTTTTTGGGAATTTCAAAAATGGACAAAAAAAATGTCCAAAATCGAATTTCCCAAAAAAGTCTTGGAAAAAAAAACTAAAAATTTTTTAGAATATATATTATGAATACTATATTTGGCACCAATTATGGCGACAATATTCTGTAACCATCAACAAATTATTAAGACCATAATGCACGCCCAAAAAGTCCAAATATTATAGTAGGCCTATGTCGCATACAATAGGCCGGCATTTCCGCCAACAAATATAACCATATTAACTCTTTCTTCCATTACATATAAATTATAATTATAATCATATATACGCCACGTTGGTTTATTTATACCGACAATATCGCCGGTATTTGGGTCGCAAATTGTTAGAACCTGTGCATAAGGGTCCATAGGGGGTGATATAGTTGTGAATTCAAATTGAACATATGTAAATCGGTTCATATTCATAGCTCCAGATGGCTGTATATTATAAGGTGATGTATCTAGACAAAAATTATAACAATATAGACCTGAAGGTGCAGTGCCAGCTGTTCTTGTATATTTTTCCACATAATTATATACACCTACAGGTAAAATATTCTCTCTATATTGACCGTCTAAAATAATCCCAAGTGCAACCAAAATGTCTTTTATATTCTGAGGATTATATGTTCCACTAGTATATAGTCCGCTTAATGTTCCGTCAGGATTTAATCCTGGGCCGAGAGTTGTGTAAGTACTAGATGTATCTGGATTTGTAACATCGCCCGCAGTTGGTGCAGGAGTTATGTCTTGTGGCATATAATTATAAGGCCAATTTGTGTAATTTGACCATTGGTTACGTAAGTTCACGTCACTTCTTTGAAAATAAAACATCCAGCTTATTACCATACCTAGCGAGTCGAGATCAACTTTATTTTGTCCTGTTATATTATAAAAAGGTTTTTCATACACTTGTTTAAAAATATAACGTTGTTCGTTTTTTGCAAATAGTTTTGACTCGTCATTAGAGAGAAAACAATAAGTACAATTTAAATTTATATCGGCGTTCCAACTCGTGCGTGTATCTACATAAGAAGTTGCACCTAATACTTCGTCTGGCGGAGTTTGTAAAAATCTATAAAACTGCATATAGAACTGATTAAAATTCGGCGCAACAATAGGAAAATTATTAACATAATCAGCTACGTCTCGAATAGTAAACCACTCGTTAATTGGTCTAAATGTTACGTTTATTTGTAGCTCATTATATTGTAATGAAATTAGTGGAAACGCTTGTTGTGTTTTTAAGTTAAACCATGCTCCCAAAGGTATATATAGTGTGCGTCCCATTATTGAAGGTTGTGCTCCTGCAGGATTAGACGTATAATAGGCATTTGGATACGAATTTACACGAGCACCATAATTCGCTGGATCATTTAGTTCTGCCACGTTTCCGATCATTTGATTAAATAAATCAAGTTTTTCTCCGATAAAATCTCTTTGGGAAGAGGCCAATATATATTGTCCTGAATATTGCTGTAACTGTTGGTTGCCACAGTTAATAGTTATTTTCTCTATTATTTGTGCTCCTAAATTATCAATCCATTGAAACTCGTATGGTGCCCAATCTGTATATGTAACAGAACCATCTGAATTTGTAACTTCTTGTGGCGGATATATTGGAGACCAAATTGTAGGTAATGTTAAGGAAATATAGCAATCCATTAACAAGTCAGCATATCGTTTTACTTTAAACGTAAATGTAGAGCTAGCAGTCAAACTAAGTGTTGGACTACCTTCATAATCTAGTCGAAAATTCTGCTTACCAAAATTGGTATAATGTTTATATGTTGCTTTCCAAAATGTTTTTTCAGGGTTTCCGTTTAAAATAACATTTTGTTGTCCCTGACTAACTAATTGCATAAGACCACCAGCCATAATTAAGTATATAATATAGTAATTTTTTAATTGTTTATTTTAGTATAATATAAAAAAAGTTATATTTTTCATTTCTTATATTATTTTTTAGCATATTTATTTTTAGTGTATTTATTTTTTAGCATATCTAAATTGTTACATAAGTAATGCTTAAAAATTATACATCAATATATTTTTCTGTAGCTATTCCATTTGTTCGCAGCATAAGATGCCTTCTAATATGGACACTTCCATTTAAATATAAATGTCTTACAACAAACTCATACATTTTTTTATTATTTATAATAAGGTTTACAATAATATACATAGATATTTCGCCATTTATAGTTGTGCTAGAACAGTCGTATTTATTAACAAAACAATTATTTCCAATATGTCTTTCCAATAACAGATACCTATAGTCGTCATAAGAAATTTTGTTTATATCAAGAATTTTTCCCCCTTTTATTATAAACCTATTGTCAAATTGTAATATATATAATATAATGTTATATGGTAACCTAAAACTTAATGATGATGTCATTTTAACAGAATGATTTTTATTTCAATATAACAACAAAATAAATATTCAATTTTATTTATATTGTTGAAAAATTGTAAAACTTGTATAAAAATTGTAAAACTTGTATAAAAATTGTAAAACTTGTATAAAAATTGTAAAACTTGTATAAAAATTGTAAAACTTGTATAAAAATTGTAAATTATATTATATTATATTATATTAATGTCAAGTGTCAATAATGCAACAGATTATTTAAGCAGTATAACAAAAATTCAAAAAGATTTTCAAAGTTATATGATTTTTGTATTTATTTTTGTTATTTTGTTATGCTTTATTTTATATATAGTTTATTTAACTAGGCTAAATAATTCAGAATGTAATTATATGAATACGTTATATTCATCAGTAGACGGATATATAAAACCAATTTCTGCAAGTGACCCAGATTGTAGTGGAAACTTGTTTGACTATTATATAAAAACTGCATATAACGCATGCTCAGGAGGAAGTTATAAAAATGATTTTGTTAACATATGTAACTTAAAAGCAATAATTAAACAAGGTGTTAGATGTTTAGATTTCGAGATATATTCTATAGATAATAATCCTGTTGTTGCTACAAGTACAACAAGTGATTATTATGTAAAAGAAACTTTTAATTATGTGAGTTGGGGCGATGTGATGGACACAATAAGTTCTTATGCTTTTTCTGGTGGAACATGTCCTAATCCTACAGACCCAATTATTATTCACTTAAGAATTAAAAGTAATAACCAAACGATGTATACAAATATGGCAAATATTTTTAAGTCATATGACACATTAATGCTCGATAAAGAATATAGTTATGAAAATTCTGGATATAATTTAGGAGCAAAACCATTGTTAAGCTTTCGTAATAAAATTATTTTGATTGTAGATAAAATGAATAGCGCTTACCTAGAAAACCAAGACTTTTTAGAATATGTAAATCTTACAAGTAATTCTATTTTTATGAGAGGATATAACTATTATGATGTTAAAAATAATCCAGATATAAATGAGTTAACTGAATATAATAAAAGGAATATGACGATTGTATTTCCAGACATAGGAATAAATCCGTCTAACCCAAGTGGCACATTATGTAGAGCATTAGGGTGTCAGATGGTTGCAATGCGCTACCAAATGGTAGATAATTTTTTAATAGAAAGTACGGCTTTTTTTGATAAATCTAACTATGCGTTTTGTTTGAAACCGATTGATTTGCGATATATTCCAGTAACTATTCCAGACCCAACTCCTCAAAACCCGAATTACTCATATGCTACTCGCACAGTTAGTACAGATTATTATAGTTTGAATATATAAAAAATATATAAAAAATATATAAAAAAATTATATAAAAAAATTATATAAAAAAATAATATAATTATATAAATATAAATATAAATGTTTCAAAATATAAGATACGTAAACTATAATTGTCCCAACTGTATGCGAACAGGTAAATTGCCAAATGCAGGCGGTAAATTTCACCTAATTGATAGAAATATGTGTCAATGTAATGGCTGTAATGCAATATACCCAAAATCATATTTTTATAAACCTGTTATTTTTTGCGCTACCTTAGCAGAGTAACAAACAATCTAAAACCAACAAATTAAATCAATATCTTCTATCAAATATTTTTTTTTTATGTATTTTACAATAACCTTATAAGCGAAGTTACGCCGAATCTTTCTAAAATAATTTATTTCATCAATTATTTTACTTATAAATGTTACAGGGTTCCAATTGCTTTGACACGTAATCGAACTACAACAAAAACAATCTATTCCTGTTGTCTTTTTTAAGTTATTATTTTCATATAACGTTTTTGACCTTAAAAAATCATTATACCTATGACCATTAAAAAATACTCTAGGGCATGTAAAAGGAAAATCATAGTCAAACTCAAACCTATATGACTTACCGTTATCTTTTAAATTTTCGCGAATTGATAAGATAATAATATTAGAACTGTCGGTAACCTCTAAAAAGACTTCTTCAAAATTCATTTTGTATAGTTCTTTTAATTCATGTAATAACCTTCTAGAAACTCTTTTTGAGTTAATTGAATTTACAACAATTTCATTATGTTTCATCATTAAATTTTTATTAGTTTCCATATAATTAAATTAGTAATTAAAAACTGTTTAGAGCAACGCGTATTTTAAATGCCGAGTAAATCAACAAAAAAATACGAGCGCTTCCTTTCGGATAAACTAAATTCTATGTAATGGGTTTATCATCTGCTTACTTTTAGGTAGATAAGCAAATTCCCATCTAATGTTATTTCATTTACTACCTTAATGAAACAACTATTTATTCTTACTTGCTTGTTTTTTAGGTTTCTTAACCTTTTCTGATTTTATTACTTTTCTTGTAAATTCTTCTGGTCTTGTTTGACTTTCTAAATAACATTT